CTTTCTCTAAGAATTGTCGTTTTATATTGACTTGTAATTATGTGGAAAGAATCATTGACCCGATACAAAGTCGTTGTCAATCATTTCAGATTATACCACCGGATAGAAAACAAGTCGCACAACATTTAGCAAACATCTTGAACAACGAAAACATTGAGTATGATGTTAAAGATATCGCAACTATTGTCAATAGTGGTTATCCAGATATCAGACGAGTAATCAATGGTTCTCAAAGACAAGTTGTAAATGGTAAATTAGTAATTGATGAAAACACAATCACACAAAACGATTACAAAACCAAAGTCTTGGATATATTGAAAACACAAGACAAGAAGTCATCATTTCAAAACATCAGACAATTATTGGCAGATTCAAAAGTTACAGACTTTTCAGATTTATTCAGATTAATGTTTGATACGGTTGATGATTGGGGGAAAGGTCATATCGCAGAGTGTATTTTAATCTTGTCAAAATATCAACAATCAGACGCAGTTGTAGTGGATAAAGAAATCAACATTATGGCTATGTTTGTAGAAATTATAGGGAGTATCAAATGAGTAATCCAAAACCAATGCCACCAAAAGCTGAAGTTCAGTTAGATTTAAATGAGGCCGACACTATTACTTGTCAAGAATGTGGAAACGCATCATTTATTCAGTCTTTCTTTTTAAAGAAAATATCTGCATTGATGAGTCCAACCGGAAAAGAAGCAATTGTTCCAGTTCAAGTATTTAGTTGTGGTAATTGTGGAACCGTCCCATCAAAGATGTTAGAGGGAACAGGACTTGGACAAGAAAGTTAAATACAATGTAGATAAATTCTACTTTGATAATTATCGTGTATACAAAGACGGAACAGAAGAAGGTCTCAACATATACGAAAATAATTTTGGTAAATTAGAGGGTGGAAGACAACACGACCCAATTTACAATAATCCAAATGCTAAAAAACAAGTTTATACTTTTGGTTGTAGTTGGACTTATGGTTGGGGTGTAGAGCAAACTGAAACCTTTACTCATTTGTTGGGTGATGAAAATACAGCAGTTCATAATTACGGAGCAGGTGGAACAGGTTTAGATTTCGCAGTCAAGACTTTATCAGAAGTTTACATACCAGAATCAAGACGACAAATATTTATCATTACGGTTCCACACTACTTTAGAAGAACTTGGTTTGATGATAATGGAGTGGTTTATAAACCTTGGGAATTAAAAGAATTTGTAGATTTTAATGAGTATAATAACTATTTTTATTTTTTACACCAATATAATTTTGTAAATAAATTTGTTGGTCGTGATAAAATTATATGGGGAACTTGGGACGGAGATTTACCAAGTGAAATGTTTGATGTAAAGTTCGAAACATATGACTTGGTAGAAGATAAATTGCACCCAGGAAAAGAATCACACAAAAGATATGCAGAAAAACTAAAAAATGTATTACGAAGTAGATTTAACTAAATACAAAAATAAGAATACTAAAAATCATTTGGTTTTTAATTCTTTTAATTTCAGTCCATTCCAATTAAAAGCAATTGAGTATGAATTGGATAACTTTAAAGATTCGTTTGGTAAATCTTGGAAAGAATTTGACATTAAGGAATTAGAATATCGTATGAAAAACAACTGGACAATGTTTTTATTCGGTAGTGGTAGAACAGGAGAAATAGTTTTAGAGGGTTGGTCTTTCATAGATTGGAATTACAAGTATCCATATTTAAAAAACCGATATGTTTGTCCAGATTTTAGAGGTCAAGGACTTGGAACAGAATTAATGAATTGTCGTTTTAATTATTTAAAAGATAATAATCATAATATTTTTTATGGATTTGTAGAAGATTGGAACAAACCAGCAATACCAATACTACAACAAGAAGGAAATTGGAAAGAAATTAAGAAAAGTGATATTTATAGATAGGAAAGAATTATGTCAGTACAATCAAAAACAATAGAATTTATCAATCATATAACAGGAAGTGCAGGTGGTTGGCCATCACTTTCTAATGCCGCAATTATTGGTGGTATGGATTACATTGTAGAAAGTGGTTCTAACGAAGTAAAATTTGTAGAACTTAATACAAATGTCGGAATCGTTGGTAGTGCAGCAATGCAAACAGGAAGTTATTTTGATGTAATGGCAGACTATGCAGTATCACAAAGTTATGACAAGTGTTTTGTTTATGGTATGGCAGGTAAAAAACAAAATCCAACCTATGCACAACAAGCACTAATTAGTTCGAGTTTTGCAAGACATAATATTCCCGTAACATTTGAGTATCAAATGAATACATCACATACTTATTTCTCACAAAGAGGACAAGCACAATATTCAGGTAGTTTTCATTTATTTTTCGAAACACCTTGGTATAGTGATGATACATTATTAAACATTGTAAGTGGTTCTTTTAATAAAAATACATTTAGAACAATTTTGGGTAATTCACCTATGAGTTCTTCATTGATACCATTGTTTAATACTTCTTCTTACACACCAAATAATAATTTTCCAGACTATGTTATTAAAAATCCATCAGTAGACTCAAGTATTCAGTCTAACGCAGTTGGTTTCTACACTTACAACTCAACAAGTGCAAGTTATCAAAATGGAGTTGATAATGGTTCTTTAATAGAACAATACATCGTTCATAGTGGGAGTTATAGAGACGGACAAGAATACTTAGGTGTTGGTAAAGTTGATTTTATGATGACACCAGAAAAAGTAATAGTTTTTGCAGAAAGAGACGCTGGAAAATTCATTAAATTAAATCCAACCAATACAGATAGTTGGAATTTTATATCACAACAAGGAAAAACATCTGCAAGTGGTAGTTTAATCAGTATGTATGACGGAACCACAAAACAAGTCCAAGATGTAGAAGTTGGTGATGTCGTAACATCATATCAACCACTTGGTATGCCAGATGAATCACAAAATTATTTATCTTACACTGCGACAGATTTATCTGGTTCTACAACACAAGGTTCTATTGTGGTAAATGTAATGAAAACAATGTCTTATGGACATATTCTAATAAATGGTAGTATCAAAGCACCTTATAATGTACAACAATTAAATGATGATGTTAGATATTTTGTAAAACAAGGAGATACTTGGTCTTGGGTAACACCAAACAATATAGAAGTAGGTGATTACTTTTTAGACCCGAGTGGTAATGAAACTGAAATAACTTCTATAACTGAGGGTTCTGGTGACGTTACTTGGTATTCACTTGATGTTGAGGACATTGATACATACTTCCAATCAAATATCTTGGTTCATAATATTCCACCAAAATGTTTTGTAGCAGGAACACCAATCACAATGGGGGACGGAACTACAAAAGCAATAGAATTTATTGAGGTCGGAGATGAGGTTAAAAATTATGATTTTGATACACAAGAAGTTAAAGTAGGTAAAGTATTGTCTATCGAAACACCAACTCACGCTGATATCATAGAAATAAGTTTTGGTGATAAAAAAACCAAAAACACGTTTGACCACCCGTATTGGGTAATTGGAAAAGGTTGGAGTTCTTATAAACCAGAATGGACAGAAAAAAGATATGAGATAGAAACCAAACAATTAGAAATTGGTGATAAATGTTTAGAACTTTTTGAAAATTCATTACGAGAAATAGAAATTACTAATCTTGAAGAAGTAATAAATCCAGTTCAAACTTATTCATTAGAAATAACAACAAATCATAACTATTTTGCAAATGATGTATTAGTTCACAATAAATTCTGCTTGATGGAAGACCAAGTTATCAATATGGGAGATGGTGTTTATAAAAGAATTGATGAGATACAATTAGGAGAAAGTATTTTACAATATGATGAAGAAAATGATGAGTTTAAAGAAGGTAAAGTAAATGTTATAAGAAAGAAACTACACGATAATTGTTATGGAATCAAAGTTGAAAGTGGACAAACAATTAAGGCAACTGATAACCATCCATTTTTATTAAAAGATAAGGGTTGGTCTACAATTGGTGAGAACAATCCAACATTTTTACAAGATGGTGGTGGTATTATAAAAGTTGGTGATTATGTTAGAGATTTAGATGGTTGGGTAGAAATTGTAGAAATCAATAGAATTGAGGGAGAATATACAACATATAACTTGTTAGAACAAGATTATGGAACTATTATTGCTCACGATATTGTAACTCACAATTCACCTTAACAAAAACTAAAAAGGTTGTTAATGATGGGAAAATATAAACATAATAATAATTTCAAGTATTCAATTCAAATACCAAATTTCTTTTCATCTGAAAAGTGTGATGAAATAATTAAACAAGTTACAGAGACAGAAGAACAGGTTGTAGGTTGTGTTGGTGATGAAAAGGGTAGTGTAATCATACCAGAAATCAGACAAACAAAAGAGTGGTACTTAACAGACCAACCACTAAATGATATGAGACCCGATAAAACTGCCAACGATTGGGGTTGGATACAAAAGAAAATGTACACGATTATTCAAATGGTAAATAAAGATATTTTCAAATTTGATATCAGAGGTTATCATAATGAATTAAAACTAATAGAATACCAAGATGGTGGATTCTATGGTTGGCACACAGATTTTAATGCAGGTTATTGTTCAGTAAGAAAGTTAGTAGGAATAATTCAATTAACAGACCCGAGTGAATATGAGGGTGGTGAAGTTCAATTTGGTATCCAAGATAAAGATACAAAAGAATGGTACACTATGGAGAAGAAAAAAGGTTCACTAACAATCTTTCCAACATTTTTATCACATAATGTAACACCAGTTACTAAAGGTAAACGATATGTAATTCAAGAACTATTTGTAGGAGACCATTTTAGGTGATTGAAAATAAAAATTTTGAATGGTACATTCACTTACCATTTTTAAGTGAAGCTCAATGTGATGAATTACTAACTCAAATAAAAAATGAAGGTGGTTGGGTTAGAGCAGATGTTATAAATCCAAACAAAAACAATGAAGTTTCATTTTCAAAGTACAGAGAGTTAGATGAACTCTATTTGAATGAAGAAAAAAATAAAGATATAAAGAATAATTATGATTGGGTTTTAAAGAAATTAGATACTATTGTTAGATTAACTAATAATAAAGTATGGAATTTCAATATAGAAAAAACTTCAGGTGATTTTAGAGTTTTAAAATATAACATTGGTAACCAATTCAAATGGCATTCTGGTACAGACAAAGGATTTTTATCTTTAAATAAAATAACTTGTTTGATACAATTATCAGACCCCAAAGATTTTGAGGGTGGTGATTTACATTTTGCATTTCAAAATGACAAAGAAGAATTTTTTAAGTGTCCATACAAAAAAGGATATTTATTTATGTTTCCATCTTTTGCAAACCATATGGTTTCTGAACTAATAAGTGGAGAACGATATATTATGAGAGAAACATACATAGGAGACCATTTCAGGTGATATCTAATGAAAATTTTGAGTGGTTTTTAGTTCGAGATAACTTTTTATCATCTCAAGAGTGTGATGATGAAATTAAGTTTATAGATAGTAATGTAAACAAAGATAATTTTGTTTGGGGTAAAGATTGTAAAAATGTTGAGATAGAAAATGAAAAGTTATTAGATAAGATATGGAAAGTAATAAAGATATCTAATACATTAGTTTATAATTTTGATATATCAAAAATACAACACTCGTGTGGTAAGTTATATCCAGTAGAATCATTTGTTGAAGATGATGTTCTTCATTCGGATTTTGCAGCAGGAGATGGAAAGGTTGTTAATAGTTGTACTAAATTATCTTGTGTAATATTTTTAAATGATGATTTTGAAGGTGGTGGATTACAGATTTGGAATCAAACGATTGAAGCAAAAAAAGGTAGATTAGTTATATTTCCATCGTTTGCAGCACATAAAGTTTTACAATTTAGTAAACATAATAGATATAGTTTAATAACTTTCATAGAAGGAAATACTTTTAAATGAGATATAAAAATATAAATATGGAAGAGTTGAAGATAAACCAAGATTTTAGATGGTTTATTACCAAACCTAATTTCTTTTCAAAAGATGATTGTGAATATATGATAAAACATATAGATAAAAATTCATCAAGAAAGAAAGGGCATTATGTTCAAAACTTAGAAGATAGGACAGTAATGGATGACAATGTTTGTATGTTAAATATCAGTAGAACGGATGAACAAAAGTATCTTGATAAGTTTTGGAGTGCAATACAAATTGCAAACATAACAACATTCAAATATAATTTAAGTGGGATATTTGAGAATAGATTACAGGCACACAGATATGATGTAGGTGATTGGTACAATCCACATTCGGATTTTCACTCAATACAAAAGTTTAGTTCAGTAAAACTAACTTGTATTGTATTTTTAAATGACCATCGAGATTATGAGGGTGGAGAGTTTAGATTGTTTGATGGAACAATAGTAGAACCTGAAGTTGGAAAATTAATTATACATCCATCATTTGCAGGACACGAGGTTAAACCAGTTACAAAGGGTGAGAGATATTCTTGTGTTTGTTGGGCAGTAGGAGATACATTCGTATGATACAAAATGATAATTTTAAATTTGTAGTACATAAAGAGAGATTTTTATCTGATTCACAATGTGATAACTTAATAAAATATTTGGATGAAGTGAATCCAAATGATTCAGAACTTGCAGGAAAGTATGATGAAAATATTTTAAATAAAAAGGTTCGTAATAATAAAGAAGTTATATTCAAAGATGATACCTTAAACAATAAACTAAAAATGGTTTTTGAATTATCAAACTTATCCATTTGGAACTTCGATATACAAAAAATGGAAGATGTAAAACTTTTAAAGTATGGTGTTGGTGGTAAATATGAATGGCATACTGATTGTGGTTCTAAAAAAACTTCTAAGAGAAAACTAACTGCCATAGTTCAGTTATCAGATGAAACAACATATGAGGGTGGAAATTTAGAATTTGGAATCACAGAAGATTCAGGTGAAAAAAATTATACCGCAACAAGAGAGAGAGGGAGTATCACGATATTTCCCGCGTTTTTATCACATAGAGTAACACCAATCACTAATGGAACTCGTTACTCATTAATAACTTGGATGTTAGGAAATGCATTTAAATAAAGTATTAGTATTAGGTTGTAGTCGTAGTGGTACAACAGAATTTTGTAAAACACTACAAGAAGTTTCATCAAAGAAATTTGTATGGGAGTTTGGATTTGATGATAATATCTATAAATTAGTTAGTAATTTAGGTGTTACAGAATTTTTAGATAGAATTTACAAAGATAAAAATACTCTTGGAATAAAATATGGTGTTTATCCCGAAAAAAAAACTCATAAAGACATCATAGACTATCACGATATCGTTTTCTTTTTGTCAAGAAGAAATGTATTTTTACAATCACTATCTTTAAATCTCGCAAAGAAAACAGAAAAGTGGAGAGCAGTAGATTTTGGGGTGGAAACTCTAACGAAAAAAGAAAAACAACAATACAACAAAATAAAAGTCGATACAATATCAATTGATGACATAAAAAAAGATATCATAGGTATCAAAGAAATAACAAACAACACCATAGAATATCTAAAATCTCACAGAAACTCAAGAGTATTGTTTTATGAAGACTTGTATGGATTCTTTTCAGGTGTAAAATTAAACACCGAAGATAATTTTAAAAACATCGGCAATTGGGAAGAATTAAAAAACTTTTACGAACAAAACAAAGATTTTTGTCATTTTGACTTATAAGTCAACTATTTATTTATATCTAAAAGGTTATTCACTATGAAATCAAAGAACTTATTCGACCATATAAAACAAATTACTGATGTTCAGAACCAAAATTATTGGGACAACATAACTGAAGGCGATAAAAAGTCGTGGAACAATTATATGGTGCATAGATTTCTATCAATGAAACCAGAGTGGATTGAAGTAGTGAACGAAATACAACAATACTGGGAACTGAAACCAAAATCAGTTTATCAATTCTACACCAATGTATTACCAAAAGGAAGAACCTTTTTAAAATATACTAAATCTAAGTCAAAATCCAAGATAGAAAAGTGGGCAATGGACATATTATGTGATTATTTTGAAGATAGTTCAGAAAATATTGAAAAAACACTTGACATTATGGGTAAAGATGTTGTATATTCTATCGTATCCAAATATGGTGTAGATGAAAAACAACTAAAAAATATATGGAGTAAGTAATGATTAAAGACGCACCTACAAAAGTTATTGATGATGTCGGTCAAGAATACGACCCAACAGAAATACCAAGAGCAACCTTGACCAAAGAAGAACAAGAAATGGTAGATACACAAGATGTTGTAAGTTATATGGAGAGAACTTATCCTGAAATGACATCAGAATTTAAAAAGATTCAACGAGACCAATATGAATTGTTTTGTAAGAAACAATATGATTACGGCCCACAAAACATCGCAGTCGGAACAATATTAAAAACACCAGAGGATATTAAATTATCATTGTTAGGAATTTGGTTTAGATGTAATGACAAGATAGAAAGATTAAAAACATTATTGATGAGAGATAAGGGAAATGCGGTTGACAACGAACCAGCAACAGATAGTTTCTCAGACATATCAAATTATGGAGTTATGGCACAAGTCGTAGCAAGAGGTAAATGGGCAAAATAAGTTATAGTCAGTTCGCAATGTGGGACAAATGTCCTTACACTTGGAAAGCAAATTATGTCGATAAGGCAGAAACTTTCAAAGGTAATATCTATACTCTATTCGGGTCGGCAATTCACGAAACTATTCAAGCATATTTAGTATGTTATTACGAACGAACAATCAAAGAAGCTGATGAATTACCATTACACGATATTCTGATTTATCGTATGAAAGAGTTATTCAAAGAATCCAAAGAAAAATATGGTGATGAGTTTGAAGTTACGAAAGAAGAAATGACTGAATTTACTAATGACGGATTTGCAATCATTGATGAGTTCTTGAAAAGAAAAGGTAATCATTTCAAAAAGAAAGATACTGAATTAGTCGGTATCGAGATGAATCTAAATTACAAACTACCAAAAGAATTAAGATTTGTTGGTTTTATGGATGTTGTTCTACACGACAAGAAAACTGGTCGTATGAAAGTAATTGATATCAAATCATCTACAATGGGTTGGAACAAATATATGAAAGCCGACAAGAACAAAACTAATCAGTTGTTATTGT